ACGGGCCCATTCGGGAATTTCTTCAAGTCATACTTCCAAATTGATTTTGACTCATCATCTTCAAATATGTATTCGAATTTTTGTGGTTTTTCCACTTTACTAAGGTTTTCTTTAGAACTCTTTATACTCATAACCTAATTGTTAATAATTTGTTAATACTAAAGTGCAAAAGACTCACCACATCCACAGGTTCGGGATGCATTGGGATTTATAAATTGGAATCCCTTACCATTAAGTCCATCGGAAAAGTCTAATTCAGTTCCAAAAAGATAAAGTAACGATTTATTGTCTATTAAAATTTTTACTCCATTATTTTCTGCAAGAGTATCTGCCGGTTGTTTTTCGGTATCAAATGAAAGGTCATATGACAGTCCACTACATCCACCACCTTTAACTGCTACTCTAACAAAGGGAGTTTGAAATCCACTTTCTTCAATAAGTGAATTTAATTTAATTGCTGCTTTTTCTGATACGGTTACCATTAGATATGCGTTTCTTCAAATACCAATTCTTCCAAACCTTGTTTCTTACGATAGTCGTTTACTGCCGATTTAATTGCATCTTCTGCCAAAACTGAACAATGTATTTTAACCGGTGGTAGATTCAATTCTTCTACCAAAGACATATTGTCCATCTTAACGGCTTCATCCAAAGACATTCCTTTTAACCATTCGGTTGCAAGAGAGGATGCTGCTATTGCCGAACCACAACCAAATGTTTTGAACTTTGCATCGGTTATAATACCTTCGTTTACTTCTATTTGTAATCTCATTACATCACCACATTCTGGTGCTCCTACTAATCCTGTTCCTACATTTGGTTTAGATTTGTCCAAAGTTCCAACATTCTTAGGGTTGGAATAATGGTCTAAAACTTTATCACTATATGCCATGATTTATGATTTTAATCGTATATAAATATACAAAAAATTTATTGATTTTCCAAAAGTTTTTCTTCTGCTTCTGTTATTTGTCCACCATTTTCTGCATACCAGTTTTTTACATTTCTTTCTCCTACTAATAAAAAGAAACAATTATAACATAATGCTCTGATATTATCTAATTTACGATTATTCAAATTACCATCCAAAAAATCAATTAATAATGGCATTTTGCCATCTGTGATTCTGGCTTCACTAAATCCACAACTACTACATATTTTAGGAACATATCCACTATCAAATAATTTGTTTTTGAATTTATGTAAAGGATAATGTAAATGTTTTCCATCTATAATATCGTCTATGTGATATTTTTTGTTTTTTATTTTTTTAGCCTTTTCAATACCAATACCATATGGATTTTTTAAATCTTCAAAAATACCATAAAGTTTCGCATATTTTTTGTAAGTGTTGTAAGATACACCCAACAATCTTGCTGCTTCAAACGCAGATTTACATTTTTCTTGTGCTGCTTTAATTTGAGATTCTAATAATGGTCTAGCACCTAATCCTCTTTTTGTAGTTCTACTATTTTCTAAATTTGGAAAAAATCCTTCTTCCTGTTCAATTTGTTCATTTTCCATACTAATAACTATTTAATTGTAATTATAAGTATATCAAATTAATATTTTTATTAACTTATTGAATGTGTTATCCACACTATCGGATGTATCTAAATCTACAAAATATTCGGTAGGTGGTTCATAATCTAATGCAAACTTATCTTCTCTACCCCTAATTTTCTTAGTATGACAATATATCTCTTGTACCTTACATTTAGATTTAAATTCATTTCTTAATTCTTTGTAAGGACTAACTAATGATATCACAACATCATTCCCCGATGCGTCTAAAAATTGTGCTATATCAAATGCTTTGGTGATGTTCTTATATCTCCCTTCTTTTGAATAATCGGTGTTTGGAAATAATTCTCTTAGTTGGTCACCATCTATGTGAAATACGGATTTTCTCCAATTCTTTTTGTCTGTTTGCAACCACATTTGTAACTTTTTAGCCAGAGTAGTTTTACCACTACCTGGCTGACCTGTGAAGAGGTAAATCATAACTTATTTCTTTTTTAATGCGAATTCTGCTGCTTTGTGTGCTTTTGATGATTTGTCGTATTGTAATGCCGATTTGATTTTAATCATTTTACCTGTTTCAGGATTTTTAATTTTCTTATCTAAATCTTTTGGTAATAATGATTTCAAACTCATATCGTTTGATTTTGGACTTTTACCTTTGGTTACCTCTTTGTCATTTTTTTGAGTTTTCATATCAACTTGTTTTGGTATTGGAGGTACTTCATGCTTTACATGACTAACCTTCATTTTAATATTTGGATATTTGTCTTTTAACTTATTTACCGCAGTGATGTTTTTATGAGAATCATCTATAAAAAATACATCATTATATCCTCTTTTAATTTTATCTTCAATCCAATCTGCTTTATCTTGTGGGTCGTTAGATGCCAATGCTACCACATATATCCCATCCAATCCAATGTCTTGTAAATATTCTTTAACTGGCTTATATGCAGCTCTTGCAGTTAATATTACAACCTTTCTTTCACCTTCTGCTTTTGCAACCGTTTTTAATAATTTAGTAACACCTTTAATTTCTTGTGGTTGTTTTACTTGTTCGAAATCTGAAAAATCATACTTGTCACCATCTTTTGGTTCATACACTGCGTATTCACCAGGAGTTAGTTTTGATTCCTTTCCGTCTTTATGTGCAATGTATATGTGAGATTTTGTTTTAACTAATGTATCGTCAAAATCAAATACTCTTAATTTTTTAGTTTCAGCTTCTTGTAATGGTTTGAACGCATTTGCAAATGGATTAGAATACACTTTTCCAATTTCAATTTTCATACCACTCCACAATCCTTCTATGAAACTAAATTTACCCATTTAATATTTTCTTTGCAGGTTTTGCTTTTTTAGCAAGTTCTTCATTTTCTTTTGTAAGATATTCCACTTTAACTGTTAATGCTGCTACTTGCTTTGTTAAATCTAAAATCATATTTCTCATTTCATCCTTTTCTTTTGATGATTGAGCCAATAATGCTTCTAACTTTGCGATACGGTCTTTACAATCGTGTCTGATGAATTCATCATCTCTCTCTTTACGCATTGCTCTCTTTTCATAAAAACGAAATGCTGTTGTTCCTCCCAATACTGTGATTGCTGTAATTAATACTGAATATAAATTTTCCATATTATTCTCCGTCTAATTTGTGGAAGCCTGTGTTAGCCTGATTGATAAATTGCATTGCCTGAGAAATGTGGTCTTGTATCCAACCTGGTAAATTCATTTCTTTTTCACCCACCTTACCTTTAAGTTCGGTTGCGTTTTTAATAATATCATCTAATTGACCACCAGCCATAGATACTTCATGGTCTGACATTTCAGGTCCTTCATTAATTTTATTTTTTAACAAATCTGTCATTTTGTTAAACACTTGTTCTCCACCATCTTCTCCTAAACGATATGCTCCACCTAATTTTTCATAGATTCGGATTTTATGTTTCATTGGAATAGATTTTTCACATACGGCTTTCCAAACTTTCGGATGAGTTACTTCAAATTTCATATTTAAATTAGTTGTATATACTGATATAAATATATACTTTTAATATTAAAATTTATTCAATTCGTTATTAAAATTACTTTCTGCAATTTTTCTAAATTCATCCTTTCTACTTATAGACTTAATTGAATTGTTATAATAATTTCTATTTCTATATGAATAATCTTCACACACTACATAGTTGTTTAATTTAAATTGATAAATTTCATTACCAACATTTCTAAGTTTATCAATTGCCCACATTATAAAAGTATCTTCTACACCATAATGTCCAAATGATTCTGGAATTCCTGTTAAATCCAATAGATTTTTAGATATACAAGTAAACCAACCTCCTGCAAATTTCGTTGAAGGTTGTCCCATCACATTGTTTTTTACTAATTGTATTGATACATCTCCATATACCCCACACTCCATATATGGGTCATTTGTTTTGTGATAATTAATTGGTTTATCTAAATAATTTTCGTTAACTAAACAATCCCAAGTTGTGTCCCATATTTTTACAATTTCTGGTGTTAACACATAATTAGAAATACCTTCTTCTTCTATTCCAACTATTGCATTTTGTAAATAAAATAATATTTGTTCATCAAATACAATATCACTATCCAACCAAACAAAATGAGTGGCATCGGTTATTTCCAAATGTGCAGTTCTTCTAGATGATACACACCCCAATATATCTTCTCTCATTTGAAATATAGAATTATTTGCCCAATCGGTTAACGATTTTAACGATTCAAATTTATCAATAATAAATTGTTTATCCAATTTAGAACTATTCCAATCAGTTAAATAATCGGATATTCCCAAAGATATACAAAATTGATAATCCTTGCCATCTACAAATTTGGATGCTCTTTTTAATGAAATTAATATTCGTTCTAAATCATCGATTTCATTTGGTAATATGAATGTTGTAAAAACTATTTTCATTTATATAATTCTTTTATTTTTTCTTTAATATATGAGTCTCTATCGTATTGATGAACTATTGTAAACTCTTCATCCTTTTGGTTATAAAATTTACCATCTTTATATATTGGAGTTGGTTCTAATATAGGTAATTGTCCTTTTTTTATATAAACCGTTCCCAATTGTGTTGCAAATCCTCTTTCTTGTTCTACAAAATCTACTGAATTTTTATAGTGTTCTAATCTTAATAAAATATTAAATGCAGCTTGGTCAGAAAGTTGTTCTGGGTTTGCAGTTGTTTTACTCCATCTATAAATGTCAATAAATAAATCTCTTATTGCATTTTTCTTTCCAACGATTGTTCCCGCACAATAACTGATTTGGTCTTTCATTCCAAATTCCCATTCCATAGGAAATGTAGTTCCACTATTCACACAAGCCCATGGGTCATCTTTTAATCTAACACATTCACTAAATGCAAGTATGTCTTTTCTCATCCACATATCCAACCACTTTGTTGGGTCTTTTTGAAATATTACATCCTTAACATCAGTCCAAATTATTACATCAGTATTATATGATTGTAATAAAGCATACATATCTCTAAATCTTTGTAGAATAATATGTTCTTGTAATTCGGATTGTGCAATTAACCAACCATTGTTATCTAAATATTGAATAACTTCTTTTGATACATCATAAACCAACATTAATTTCTCGCCATTGAATCCACTTTGTTTAATTGACTCAACATATGGTTTTATATCATCTACTCCGTATTTCGTTATACAACCTACTATTGTGTATTTCATTATAATTGTTTTTATTGAAGTAATTTTAAATGAGTTCTATCAGTGTGTATAAAAATTTTTATATGTTCTATATTAGAATGATTTCTATTAGAATCAGCAAAAGATTGAAATACCATAGATATTTCATCCGAATTTTGTTGATTATTATGTTCTAAAGCAGGGAATTTGGTTTTTATAGAACTTATGTTTTTTATTTTAAAATTTTTAAAACATATTAACCAAATTGAATAAATTAAATAATCAAAAATATCTGTATCATTTTTAAATTTTTCATAATTTTTATGTGATTGGAGCCAATCATAAAATTCTGTAAAATATTGATTATGATACACACACATTTCATTAAACCACCAACTACCATTAAAATTATTTGTTTCTTCTATTAAACTATTATTAGATTCTAATTCAAATTGAGATGCAATACTTTTAATATGGTTTCCATAATCATTTACATTTGATTTAAAAATATTAGAATTAAATATAGATGAACATATTTCATTTAAATTAAATGGTTTCACAAATTCAATATCAGAGTCCAATACTGCAATATACTTATATTCGGTTACTAGTAAATTTACACCATATAATTTTTTTATAGATATTATATTTTTATAATCTATAAATTCATTGGAAAGTATTAAACTTTTATAAAAATTATGATTTAAATTATCTATTTTTTTAAATTGTTCTAATTCATTATTATTTGTAAAAATAAAATACAAATCACCAATGTTTACATACTGTATAAAAGTTTCAAGTGCAAGTATTGCATATGAAAATTTTGGTGGATGTATTGGTATTAATATACAACTTTTTTCCATACTAAAATTTATTTAACTATAATTTTCTAATTTCTTCCATATCTTTTAATCCGGTTACTATTTCAAATGTTTTCCAAGTATCCAATACTTCCCAATGTTCACATAATTTGTGATTTTGAATAATTTCATAACCACCCATTTGCATTATAAATTGTAAAATATAATCTGCCCAACCTATTATTTTATTAACACTTACTAAATAATCATAATCTTTCCATAAAGAATCTTTATGAGTTTCCCAAGCTTTTATAAATTGTTCTCTATTAAAAATAACACCACCACCTGCTGCATATCCATCTGAAATGGGATTTCCATTCTTATCATTTATGTATAACAAATATTCTGTTGGGATTGCGTTTGGTCTATATCTTCCCGATGCGGAAGGTGCGGTTGGATGAATTGCCATTGAAAAATCTTCATTCAAAATTGATATTGAATTTAATACAAAATCATCTTCTTCCAATATCATAAAATATTTTGAATCGGTTTTTTTACACGCTTCATATATCCCTCTAATCCATTCAAATGTATATTCTTTTGGCCAGCACTCTCTACCAACATTTACATTTGCAAAATTACCACAATATCCTAATTGAAAATTATTTTTACTGAATGTAAATCCATTTTCATTACATATTTTCTGATATGTTTCGACATCACCTTCGTAATCTACATTTATAAAAATATCAGCATCAGTATAAAATTTCTTTAAAGTATTTACGGATTTTAACCCAGCTTCTGTATTTTTCCAAGCCCACAAATAACCACTTACTAATTTACTCATGTCTCATTAATTTATATAATTTATTACCAATTGTATTTACAAACTCATCACATACCCATTGAACTCTATCTTTACCAACTTGATTTACCATTGGTAAGTAAATGTTATGCATTGCAACGTTTACACCGTGTGGTGGATTTAATTCCATTTCTACTATTGTATCTATTAAATTTTGTGTCATAGAATGTGGAAATACTATAAACGTATCATTTACAATTGGCAAATCAGTAAACTCCGGCTCTCTCCAAAGAAAATTACATTTTGTAAAATCATACTGATATTCTTCAAATGGATTCTTAAAAAAATTAATATCAAAACGAGTCGATATTACCAAATCCAAATCAGCTGTAAGTAATTGTTTTAAACTACTAATATATGTTGCTGAAATCATTTTTATTCCATTTGGTAATACATCACCTCCACCAATTGAATTGTATGTTGGATGTGTAAATTCCTGTCGTATTAAAGGTTGGTATGCATTTATTATTTCATCACGTTTGATACTATCATATGTAAAAATATAAAATACAACTTCATGTCCTTGCTCTCTTAATGGGTTTACTATATATTTGTAAAACCCATCAATCGCATCTTCATAATTTCTATATCTACCATATGCTCCATCATTATATGAAACACCTACTAAATTAATTCCTATTTTCATTAAATTCCGTTTTTCGGTGTGTATGATATGTTACATATACCATTATAATTTTTAACTCTTTCTAATTCTTTCCAATCATCTCTTAATATTCCTAAAAAATTACTATCCAAATATTCACCGCATTTATGAACACATTTTCTTTTTATGCCTTCTTGTATAAATCCCGCATACATTGCTGTTTTATAACTTGCTAAATTATTTTCCAAAACTTCGGTATCTATTCTATTCATATTTAAGACTTCAAACCCAAAATCAATTCCTGCTTCTAAAACCGGCTTACCATACCCTTTGCCTCTTTGGTTTTCAAAAACATCGTGTGCAGAATCATATCTTCTATTAACCCAATCAATATTTTGAATTTTATACAAACCAATTTTCTCGTTTGTTTCCGTTTTGTATGCAATTAAAAATAAATTCTTATTTGCATTTAATGATTTAAACCAATTTTCTTGGTCATCATCATTTACAAATGATATATTATGTGTTCCAAACCAAGATTCGTTTTTAAGATTTTTTAAAATTGATAAATCTTCTTTTTCTAACTTTTTTAAAGTAATTCCGTTTTTGTGCTTATACATATTACCATCCTTTTTTAATACAATCAACAATATATTGTCTTTCTTCTTCCGTTACCCACCAACCCACAGGAATTGATACTACCTTTGGTAATACTCTATCCAATGTTGGTAATGGACTTCTAAATTCCTTTACTGCCGTATGTTTGTCGTTTCTCTCATGTACTTGTGATACTACGATACCACAATCTTTCATATGTTTGTAGAACCCATCTCTATTTTCAACCAATAAACTATAAATCCAAAATGCTGAATTGTGATTTGGATTTCTTTCTAATAAAGTTACACCATTCACACCCTTTAAGTTCTCATCATAGAATTTAGCATTTGCTCTATGTTTACTAATAATAGTATCCGCGTCTTTTAAATTTTCCATACCAACCGTTGCACATACATCGTTCATATGGAATTTAAAACCCCATTCAACTATATCTGCTTCACAACGAAAATCCTTTCTATTACCACCTCTATCAATGCCATACCAACGAATCAACTTTGCTCTATTATATAGTTCCTGATGTGGTAATACCAACAATCCACCATCAATTGCTGTAATGTGTTTGATTGCTTGTAAAGAATACATAACCATATTACCATGATTACCCAACTTCTTTCCTTTATATTCGGAACCAAATGAATGTGCACCATCTTCAATGATTGCAGGTCTAAATCCATACAATTCAAATGATTTATCTTGTATCTTTTTTAATCTATCTAAATCTAATGGATAACCACCCCAATGTACTGCAATGATTGCCTTTGTTTTTGGTGTAATTTTTCTTTCCAAATCATCCAAATCCATATTGAGAGTTTTCTCATCAATATCAACCCATTTGATTTTTAATCCATTTGCAAGAATAGGCCAATTGGATGCAGTACAAGTTAAAGCAGTTGCTAAAACTTCATCACCCTCTTGAATTCCTGGCCAGTTCTTTTCATGTACTGAATACCCATCAGCAATAGCAACATTTAATGGTTTCTTTAATAAGTGTAATGCAAGATGTAATCCAGATGTTCCCGAGTTGAGTGTTACTACTCTATCTGAATTAAAATATTCATTCAATTTAATTTCAAATTCATCCACTTTAGGCCCTTGTCCTATGTAACCACTATCTAATATTTTTCCAACCTCCACTTTAGCGTTGGGATTCATATATACTTTAAATAATTGAATCGGTGTGTTTATTTTTTTCATATTTTTAATTTTAATACCAAAGTTTATTTTCTCTTAATAATTGAAATGGTAAATCGTTTGTTTTATAAACATATTTATACAAATCTTTTCTATTTAAAATTTCCATAAAATTCTTTTCTTGAAATTCTATTTTACCAGTTTGTTTTGAATGATATATAAATTCATCAAATACATTTGAAAATAATCTTTCAGCAATAGGTTGGCTTGTTATACATAAATTATCATCTGTTATTGGTGAATTTGGCCAATGTGCATTTGAAATATTTAATTTTGTTAAATCTAAATTTTCCAATTTAAAAGGAATAGGACTTCCTAAATCATATCTACTTCTAATAATACATCCATAGTTTCCATCTATCAAATTATATCCAACTTGCCAACTATAAAACATTGGAAATCCTCTAAAATTACCAGATACATCATATTGTTCCAATGGTCTAGACATATCGTCATTTGGGGATTCTATACCTTTTTTATAATTTGTAAATTTAAAAGGTGTTTGTTTTACATATTTTTTGGGATTGTATACTTCCAAAACCTTTTCATATTCTTCATCTTCCCAAAAATGTAAATATACATCGGTATCATAATTTTCTACAATGTGTTTCCAACAATTGTCATATCCTTCTTGAACGTTTCTGGGTAATCCTGTTAGTAATAATGCTACTTTCATTTATAATCATTTATATAGTCTGAACAAATTCCGATACAATTATCCAAATCATCATTATATATTTCAGGCATTACAGCAATACTTCCTTTGATTGGTTGTTTACCTGGGTATGCCCAAATCACATTCATTGATGTAAGTGTTAGAGTATCTTCTTGATGCCAAAAATAATTAAATCCACCAATCATATTAAACCACTCCACTACTTCTATATTTTTACAATGTATCCACAATCTTTCGTACCTATCATTAAACCAAAGTTGTGATACACCATATTGTGGTTCATCATGTCCTAAATATAAAACACCTTCAATCATCCATACATCTATTTCTACATCAAATCCCTCTGATATTGCTTTATCAATATACGCAGGTTCGTTTTCGTATGATTCAAACTTTCCGTTGGTGTTTCCTCTATGTGATATTAGTATCATTTCTTATTTTCTAAATAATAGTTTAAATCTTCAGGAGTTCCTAATCCCCACATTTTTTCAATGTTGAATGTTTTAATCTTCTTACCATCTCCAATTGCTTCATTGAAAGTTGGACAAGTATAGAATTCATTGTTTGTTCTAATATTCTTACTAATCATTTGTTCTGCGTATTTTACATAATCAGAACCTTTAGCCCAATAATAAACACCAACAGTTGCAATATCTGAAATTGGATTTTTCTCAGCCACTTCCGTAACATATCCATATTCATCTACTTTAGCAAATGACCATTTAGGATGTATTGCTGTAAATGTTAAGATACCTCCATCAACTTTTTGTTCAATCATCTTATACATAAACTCATTACTATCCCATTCAACAAATTGGTCAGAGTTTGCCATAACTAATGGTGCATCGTTATCAATGTATTCTTTTGCCAATAAAGTTGTACATGCCGCACCTTCGGTGATTCCATCTACTTCTACTATTTTACAATTGGGAGTTATTAAATTTAATAAAGTATCTAAATTATACTTTGCTCTATGTTCTTTTTGAACTACATAAATGTAAGTTGCTTCTATATTAAGATTATCAACTACAACCTGAATCATTGGTTTTCCTTCCACATCAATTAGTGGTTTAGGAAATGTGTAACCAGCTTGTTGAAATCTACTTCCTGCTCCTGCCATTGGGATAAGAACATTCATCTTACCACCTTGCCATTTTGGTATACTCATAGTTTTTTGTGTTTCATCTAATTTACGAATAATTTTCGATATTACCAAATCTTTTGGACTATCTACTCTTAAAACATTTGCTCTACTTCTACTTGCTGCCAATAACCCATGTGGAGAATCTTCTACGATTAGAGTTTCTTCCGGCAAACATCCCATCATACTCATTGCCTTCCAATACATTTCAGGATGTGGTTTGGAGTTCTTTACATCCTCATTAGAGATGATTAAGTCCATATACTCAATGATACCTATTTTGGCTAACATTACCAATACAGACCTTCTAATTGAGTTTGAAGCAACTGCCAACTTATAACCTTTATCTCTCAATTCCTTAAATAATTCAATCTTATCCAAATCCGGTTGTAATTGTGAAATTGCTTCAATGGTTAGATGTTGTTTTCTATACCAAATATCATCATAAAATTCTGGATGCAATCCTTTGTTCTTTGTGAGTAGTTCTAACTTTTGAGTCGTCTTTAATCCATCATAAATTGAAAGATGTTCAGCTTCAGTAATTACATACTTCTTATCAATTTCGTTTAGAGCTTGATTTAATGTGTCATAGTGTATTTGTTTTGCTTCGACTAGTACACCGTCCAAATCGAAGATAATTAATTTTGTCATTATTTTCCGTATTTTTGCCAATCGTTGTGTTTGAATAATCCCTCATTATGTCCAACTTTGAAATCTTGTCTTGGCCACCAATAAGCAATCTTTCTTTCTAAATCAATTCCTTCTCCCATAAATGGTTCTATGGTATCTAAATAAAATTGCTTTTTATATAAGCAAGGGTTGTTTGTCCAATTGCCATAACGAGATGTTGTATGAAACATATCCTCCGATTTCTTAATTTGCTCTGGAAATTGAATATCAGGTTCACACCAATGAACTGAATCTAAAAGATGTGGTGATGTAACTTCATGCCAATCATCGTAATATGTTAATTCTCTCCCTTTATATTGAAATGAAAAATGTGGGTGACCTGGTTCTCTTCTATGTCTTAATCTAACTACATCTAATCCCATTTCGATTGCTTTATAACTACGTTCCAATGTATTATAAGTAGTTTCTCTATTCTCTATCAGATTCCAATCATGCTCTAAAATAAGAACATAATTAGTTTGTGCATTTTCAGTTAAACGTTTGAATGCTTTACCGATACCAATGTTTTGTTGCAATCCAATACAATCAATTCCAAAATGATTTGCTATTTCAATATCTTCTTTTGTTACTTCCTGAAATAAAATGGTTACATCAGTTACCACATCTAATAACCCATTTTGGTAATAAGTTGTTAAAGTGTCTACCAACACTTGCCCACTATTCCATGCTAATATTCCTATACTAATTGGTAATTTATTTTGCATATTCTTCTCTTTTAAAATTTATACAATAATGATTTTCACCCTGTCTATTATATAATGAATATGGTTTCCAGTCTATACCATTTTGAATATAATTTACTTCAGCATTATATCTATTTTTCTTTACCCCATCAATGTTAATCGTTTTTATATATTTTCCAGTTGACCACCAAAAATTGCCGGAGTATAATTTATTTTTTGCAAGAACACTATACAAAACACCATATGTATTATATTCGGTTTTTTCAAAAATATTAAAAACTTTTTTAGATTGTTCGATATTAAAATAATTCATCAAATGTCTCCAGCTGATTATATTATCATATTCTTTATCGTTTTGCTTAGATGCTCCTTTTGTGTGAATATACAAAACATAGTCATTATCATCAAATTTGTCTTTATCATTTTCAATTAAATCTAACGTAATAAATTCATGCCCCTTTGCTCTAACATCTCTTATCTTTGATTTATCTAAAATATTTAATATATTCAAAGTAGATTTATTTTCATCCGCAATAGAAATACCTATATTTAATATGTAAGGCCTATTGATATGTTTTTTGATTAAATTCAATTGTTCATCTATTATGGATTCAACTCCATCAATTGCATATATGTGGTAATATATGTGAACCATTATAAAGTATCGTAATAATTATTTTGTCTTTCTTGTCTTTCGATTGTTTTTGGATGTTTGATACAATATACTTCTTCGAATGGTAAATTTGTATAACTTTCAAATCCACCAATTCTTTCATGCACTTTACCAACCCAACCGATTGATTCGGGTTTGTTTTTGTAAATACGAGTTTGAACATCCGGGAAGTTGACCCAACCTTTTTCATTAACATTCCATCCCCATTTTTGAATATGTGCTTCGGTTAAACCATCTACGGTATTTATTCTAGGAACTACAATTAAATCTTTATCCAAATTACTATCTAATATTTCTTCTAAATTATGAATTAAATCGTTTTCTAAATATTCATCTGCATCTAATTGAAATATCCAATTGCCCTGACAATGTGAATTTAAAAAGTTTTTCCAATGGGCAAAATCGCCACCAAATTCCGATTCTATCAATGTGATATAATTTGCTTCAGCTTGTAATTCCAAATATTCTACTAATTCCGTAGGTGCTTTTGGAGTATCTAATAGAACTACTATTTCCGAATTTTCTCCTTTGTAGTTTAGTAATTGTCCTACTAATCTAATTGTTTCTTCGACTTCATTACAAGCCGTTATTGCGTAACTTAATTTCATTAAAATATTTTTCCGTCTGTTGAATTTGTGTAACTCCACGCAGAACCACTAGGATTCCATTGTGTTGATGTACCTGGTGGGTTAGCATATGTAATTGAACTAACACCAGGTGTTGTTGTAATTGTGCCTATGTTTGTAGTTCCAGGTGTACAAGTTATTTTATATGGATTATCTAATGGATTTGGATAATGTGGCCATTGCCAATTGGGTGTAGTATTTGGTATTCCCCATCCACCTTCACCAATTGGAGTTCCTATTCGTTCTTCATCCTTAACTTCTTCCAATTTTTCTTTTAATAAATCCCATTGTTTTGGAGTAATATTATATTCATGCACTCCTTCCGTAAAACCTTTTAACCAAATAACGAATTCTTTTGATGTCATAACTATTTACTTTGTTTTTGTGATTTTTCATCTATTCCAGATACTGTTTTTGATTTTGATGTCATTTCATTCACATCCATATCTAATTCAAAAACCGTATCCAATCCACTTAATTTATAAGTTCTATAAGAATCTCTACTTACTACTGGAATTTTTTTTACATACTTATCAAAATAATTGGAGCTCTTACCTTTCATTTGTATAAGTTCGGTATCCTCATTAACCATTTTATCAAAAAATCTTTTTATTATTTGAGGATTTACTGTTGTTACTTTTACCGCATGTACCACATCTTTTGTTTTGGACACATACAAAGTATATATAATAGGTGTTTCAGCTGCACTATATGTTTTATTATTTCCATCAACATATGTGTATTCTTTTACAATATAAAAAGTTCCACTTTTCATTTTAGATGCAGGGATTTTTTTTCTATCATCTATATGCTTTTTATATGTTGAAAAATAGTTTTTTATCACTTATTTATTGTTTTTAACTTTGGTAATTGTAATTGTTGAAATTTAGGTTGTGTCTTAGTATAAATACCATATTGATTCAAAATACCATCAAATAATTTAGTCATTTTTTCTAAACTAAAGTTTTGTTTGTTTTGTTTTCCCAACTGATATGATGCAACTTTATACTTATCATAATTTTTATATACATCTTTAATAACAGATAATGCTTTTGATACATTTACATTGAACCATTGTGATTCTTTTAATAAGAATTGGTCGGCTGCGGATTCGTGTACTGGTTTTAATTCACCTTCTAATAAAACTGCTCCACTCTTTAAGAAATCCAAATGACCACTCCATCCACTTACAATTACAGGCTTACCTGTTAAACTGAATTCTAATAATGGTCTACCGAATCCTTCACCCTTTGTAAAGTTTAACATTGCTTTTACTTTTGAATGTTCGTATAAACTATTCATTTGAGAAGGTGTTAAATCACCATGTAAAAGATAAATTGGAACGGATTTGTAATCACTACCCAATACTTCTTTAATTTTATTAATAGTATTTTCTCTATCAATTACACTAAATCCTGCGGATGATGTTTTAAGAACCAATGCCGGCTTAACCTTTTCATTTTTGAAAGCCATTGCAAATGTTTTAATCATCATTCCCACATTCTTTCTATCTTCACCCAAATCACCTCTCAACCAATGTCCTACGAACAAGAATGCGAAATCTTCTTTGATTTGGTCTAATTCTTCAATGTATGCAACTTCATCGGTTCCAAAATCAAATTCATCAAATCCCTCAAATAAAATTTCTACCGGTTTTTCTATTCTAAATTGTCTAATAATTTGTCCGGATTGTTTGTCTGCCTCATTATAAACAGTATCTACTAAACTCTTTTTAGAGTGTTCGGATGGAACTATGATTAAATCCATTCTATTACAACCATGTATCCAATCCAATGCACAATGTGTAGTTTCGATTGCTGCGGTAATTCCAATGTTATAATGCCCCAATGGTTGAAATTCATTTGGAACGGTAACCTGAATATAAATGTCAGGCTTTTGTTCAACTTTTGGAATAATACTATCAACTACCCACTTATGAAATTCATTATCATAATTAAGTGAGTCCATCGGAGTATTGCCCCAACGAGTACTAATTACTTTAATTTCAAACTTGTCTAATTTATAAAGAGAATGTAATAAATCTCTTGCGTGGTCTCCGTAACCCGAACGTGTGGCAACTGGTGCCTGAAATACTAATGTTGGTTTCATATTATAACTCTATTAACTTAAATTTTTCTTTTGGTTTCCAATTTTCAAATGCTCCTTCCATACCCTCAACCAATGCATCACACATTGCTTCTTTACTTAATTTACCTTCTCCTAAGAAATGCTTTCTACCTTTTAATCCGGCCGTTTCTCTGTCCTCTTTTGGCATTTTATACCAATCCATAATCAATGGAGATATATCTTCAAAATCAACTCTATCATCAAAGATATACGGAGTAGGAACTGAACCTGTTGTTGAACGAACCGGCCAAATTGGCTTAACCCAATCTCCCCAAACTACACCTGCTTTTTTATGTCTATCATGTAATGAACCAATCTCTACATAATCTTCGGCAGTTAATAATTTACCAGTTCCATTTTCTCTAAATCCACATTGGTCTTGTAATCCACCCGTAACCGTTACAATGATAGGAGTTCCTGCCATTACTGATTCTGCAGTTGCTAATCCAAATCCTTCGTTGGATGCAACATTGATTGTCACATCACCCATATTATAAAGATAGTTCAATTGTTCTTCGGAATATCTATTTGGTGCAAATACTACATTTGTTTCCGGTGAACAACATTCTGCAATTGTTCTTGGTAAATCCGTTCCATGCTCTTCCACAGGTTGAGTATGCATTAGCAAACACACTTTATCTCTATGTTCAGGTGCTAATGCTTCTACAAATTTATCAAATGCAAGAATTACATCGATTGGTTGTTTTCTACGAATATTTCTATTATTCCAATAGAGAACAAATTCATATTCTTTATCACCAAATATACTTTTCTTAAAATCTTTTGGAACTTCAACTGGTTTATACAATTCCGAATTGATACCATGTGGCACATAACTCACTTGCCAATCAGCGGGCTTCACCCAATGTTTTTCTTTATCCCAACTCCAAACTCGTTTAGTAATACCATAAGTTTGTTTTGAAATACACCCAATCCAATCACAACTTTCGTAATAGTTTCTATTATATTTCGGGTCTGGTAAATCATCCCAAATGTGGTAAAAGAATAAAGGACAAGTTTGTCTAACTTCATGTTCCATTTCATATAACCAAATCCAATATCTCGGGTCAGTAAAGTGTAAAATTGCGTCAGGTCTTTCCGTCATTAATAATTGTCTAATTACATCTGGATTACCATAACCATCAAATGGATATATTTTAACATTTGCATCACTTACGCCGGTTTGTTTTCTAACATCTTCATTTAAATCCAAAACTCTACCCGCTTCTGGGTGTTTGATTGCCGCACCTAGTTGAACCCAATCATACTTATCAACCGTTCCTAATACCAATTGTTTGGAAACATTGGCAATACCACTTGCCATTCTTAAATCATCTGATAATAACAGAATCTTCTTTTTTGCCATAACTTATTTTTAAAATATATATTGTTTAATCTAAATTTTTTAGTCCTCTATCACATATCCCTCTATGATGAAACTCACACCATTCACATAGTTTAGTTGCATTCTTTGGAAATTCAACATCCGTTCTATAATTACCATGTTTGTCAAATACACTCTCTACAAACTCCGTAAAACCCTTCCAGGCCTTATTCACCGATACCTTACCATTTGCCGGTACATGCTTACTCATTCTATGTGTTGGAATATCCTCTCTTACTTCTACCTTTCTTTTTAATATGATAAATTCAACATCAATCACATCTTCCGAAATGTTTAGTAATTCTGCATAGAACTTTTTGTATAATAAGATTTGTGCGTTTTTAACTGGGTCTGATTTTTGATACTTACTCCAACCTCTTGTAGAAGTTTTAAAGTCAATGATTCGATATCTACCATTAAAGGTATCTCTGATAATCAAATCTATGAAACCCATAAAGTTTACATTCTCTGAAATCTTTGTGTTTATAGGTTGTTCAATTGCTACCAATTCATCGTGTTTTAACGAAAAGAATTTGTTAAAGTTTTTGGGTTTTTGAAACCAATCTAATAAGACATTTCCATCTTCTAAAAACTCTACCATTTCTTCTTTGGTGCAGATTGTAGTATTACCTATTTCACCTTCGGTTTCTTTGAGATATGCATCTCTCATTCTTTCTTTTAGATATTCCTTTAAGTCAATCATTTTGTCAGCTTGTGACTTCGATATTCTTAAACACTTCTCCAAATAGTTTTGGAGTGTCTCATGCATTGCAGTTCCAAAGATTGAATGAATGTTGGAGGAGTTTTCCCCCAACTTATCTATGTATGCTAACTTGTATTGATGTGGACAACTATGCCACATACTATATTGTGAAAATGATACTCTTGCCATAATATATCTAATATAAGACAAATAATTGGATTTACCAAATTATATCTTGAGTTTCAATTTAGTTATTTGCTTTTTATCAATACCATATTTTTCACAAACATATTTAAGATATTCTCTACCTTCTCTTGTTGAATAAAGAACTTCCAAATATTCAATTGCCTGATTTTCTGAACAATCGTACTCTTTCTTTAATAAGTCAACTATGAATTGTTCGTATTTATCTTCCGATTTTCCTTTTATATATTTCAAAAAGTATTTACCTTTTGGAATAACACTAATATACAACTTATACATTTCCTTTGGTTGTAAAGTTTGTGTTAAAGGCAATAGAGATGCTACCAACTCAACCCATTCAGGTTTCATTGATAGAAATCTATTTATCATAAAATTACTCCAAGTCTTAACATCTTCGTCAGATAGTTTGTCAAAATACTTAGGGTCTTGTATGGTAGTTATTGCATTGATATGGTCAAACAATTTTGCTGCCATTATTCTGTGATTTTTGTTTCTTGTAATTCTTGTGGTAATAATTCGTTTAATGCTTTACCAC